TCTTGACCAGCCCTTACGCCCTGTTAAGGTGATCTTACGGCATCCCATGTCTTCAGCGAACTTCTGAATATGGGGGGTTAGCGTTTCTAGTTCATCTAGATTGCCACCAGCCAAAAAAATGTGCAAAACCTTCATCCTTGGAAAGTTCTGCACTTGCGTCACTACGGCACTATTACTAGTCGGCCATAGCTGCATTGTCCCATTTGAGATGCAATCAGCTACATCTTCAATGTTGTAAGTGTTATCGTATTCTAAGGCAGGTTCAAGTATTTGCTCTACTTTTTGGAAAAGCACAGCCCACAGTGGAAGTTCACCATTGAGCTTGTACTTCTCATAATCCATCAGCGCATACTTCCAGGCTTGCCATCAAAACGAATAACCCCCACTCGCCAATCACTCAAATCAACACCCTCAATCTTGACAGCAATCTGCCGTCCAGTAATCCGCAAAGATGTTGGCGAATTCATTGAATATGGACCGTGGTTATATTCCACAGAATTGGGGTAAAACTTGGTGCTTAGACGGGCTTGGACATTACCAGCAGTCTTTTCATCAGGAATAAGCCCAGTAAGGCTCAATACCCTGTCACCAGCACCCAATTCAACAGGTCCAGACTCAGCAAATGGGATCTGGGAATCGTAGTTAAACCCAACTTCATGCTCATACAGATACCCATCTGTGGACATCATGATTGGGTTTGAGAAGATTCCACGGTCAGTACCTGAAGTACGAGCCAATGTACCGATAGCCCAATGGGTTTCACGGTAGTTGTAGGTCACGTAAGAATCCACTTCGTTGGACCCAGAACTAGGATAAAACCACCAGATCTCACCGTAAGATGAGTTGTGTACGCAGTAGACCTTGGAGGACTGAGTGTGGTTCATGTTGGAGAACACATAGTCACCAACGTCAGAAGGCAGTGGTTTCACAAAGCCATCGTACACCCAGAATCCTGAGCCAGACATCCAGATACAGGCGTTATCAGTAGCAGCAACAGCTTGCTTGGAGATAACCCCACAACCCGTACCAACACGCTCAAAACTGTAAATGAATGGTGGGCCAATATAGGTGGCTGTGTGGACATCTACGTCTGTAAACAAGATGGTGGAGCCACGAATCCGCTTGGCACACATCAAGGAGCCAATGGTTGTCAGTTCAAAGTCACCAGCCTGGTTTGTAGCAGCAGGGGTCCACAGAGTATTGTTCTCTTGGTCGCACCACTGAACCTTACGGGGATTACCACCAGCACCCAAAGCAAAGACAAATCGCTCTTGAGTAACGATCAGGCCTGTGCAACTTGTTGGTGCGTTAGTAATAGGAGCAGCATCAGAAGATGTGTTCAACTGCCACTCAAGCAACCTGCCATCTTTAGAGGAACAAGCCACCAGATATTGACCAAAGGTGTCCATGCTCCAAGTGGTAGCAGGGGTGTACTGACCAAGGTCTGGACGGGCAACACCGTAGGCAGAACTGCCATAAGTGCCGTATCCGTAACCGATCTTCAGAACAGCATTGGGATCACCCGCAACCAAGTCATTGGGAGAGATGTCAAAGACAGTACCAGCCTCATTCATTATGTACAAATGAGTGTGTGTACCAATACCGATACGTCTGTTGTTGTTGTTGTCACGCCAGTTAATCAGGCCACGAGACAAACCACTTAGCTGAGTAGCAGAACGCTTCCTCCAGCCACCAACAGGACGCAAAGTACCCTCGTACCACCGAACTAGGTTGGCATCGTTCCAGCGCCCTTTAGATTGGTATTCAGTACCGTTCTTGTAGACACCTGCGGGTATTGGGAGTGGGATGTAGGCCATGATGTTTTACTGGTTAGGCAAGTTAGACACAAAACTTATTGTGGCTACTACAGAGGCTGTTGAAGGATAGTTTCCTGATGCCGCAAAGTGTTGAATTGATATGCTCGTGTTATCAGTTTCCCACCAAATCTCAACGTAATCATTTGCATTCAAGCTGACATAATAATTCCAACCAGCAATTAAGTGACCAGAGATTCCTCCGTGACTATTTGGAATTGAAATGTAACCAGTTGAACCAGTGACCGATGTTCCATTTATTTTCAGCCAAACTCTTACGTCATGAATTTGACTGTCTGTATTTGTAAACTGACCAGACCACTGCAAATTCCAAATTCCAGCATCAGCAACTGTGATCCGTGAATTGCTTGCAACGGTTACACCATTGGCATAGTCTAACGTGCCAAGTGTCATTGCATATGGAGTATTTACAGATGCAGCAGTTTGATCAACTACGCTCTGAAAGGCTCCGTATGGGAAGTTCAGATACTTGCCACCAGAAGGGCCAATCAAAGAACCAATGATATTTACCAGCTTGGTGAAAAACAACCTCAAGATGCCATTGTTTTGGTTCTGGACATCCTGAGAGTAAACAGCACCCGACAAGCCCAAAGAAGGCAGGGCAGGGCTGTCTAGTTGTTGTTTTACGTTAGCCATCAAATACCAAAGACTTTCTTGACAAACTCAGCAGCAACACCAGGACCAAGCAAGACAGCAGCGATCACTGCATAAAGCAGATACTCAATCTTTGCCATGCGCTTAGATCCTGATTCAAAGCTTTTCTGGATGCCCTCATAACGCTGGGCGCAAACGGCTTCATGGGTGGTCAATCTGGCCTCCGTTGCATCAATCTTGTCCGGCATTTATTACTCCGGTTGAGTAGGCCAATCGATAGTCCAAGGGAATCCTGGTTGAATAGTGACATCACGCAATGCTTGACGGTATGCAGCCCATGCAGCTTGGTCAACAGGAGCGTCAGCCACCTGAGTCCAATCGCTGTCCTTCAGCTTCTCACCACGTTGGGTGCGAACAGATTTAGCTTGTTCAGCATCCTTCATGGCTTTGTAAGCAGCTTCCTGTTCAGCAGCCGAGGATTCCTCGGTATCTGTGAAGGTAGGGCCAAGGATGTACTTGGTGTACCACTTACCTTCGATCTGCTCAACACCGTCAGGCATAGAGTACTGATAGACCGTGCCGCCAGTTGCTTGTGGGCCTTCAAAGACCACATCAGCACCCAAGCTGTCGAGGATTTCCTCTGTTGTTTGACCCCATGTAGGGCCACCGTTGGCTTGCTGGTATGCACGAAACTCTGCCTCGTACATCACTGCGCCTGTTTGTCGGATTCTGATTTGCACTTGATTTCTCCTATCAGGCTATTGCCATAAACAAATACGAAATACCGCTGTTGTTTGCACCATTGCCAGCAGCGTTGCTCAGTTCAAACCCTGTTGCAGCAGTGTCCACCCAATCGGTGTTGGTGACTTCGGCGGCTGTGCTGTTCAAAACAAGGTAGGGGTCATCACCCGAAACAATGCCTCGTGCGCTGTCCCACACCAACCAAGGACCTGTGGTGCTGGTGGCCTTAATGAGAACAAACCTTGCACCACCTGTGAATCCGCAGTCAATGACTTGGGTTGCTCCTGTGCCTGTGAAAGTCCCAACTTTGCTGACACCAGGCGCTGATGCAAATAAGTATGCAACGTAAGTTTGCCCTGAAGCATTTATTGAGTTGTCTGATGGAGCACCAGAGCCAAACCCAAATGTAGTTGACGTTGGGGTGGTGAAAAAATCCGTAATTGAACTTTGCTGAGTTGTCCCGTTAAGCAAAAGAAAATTATTAGTTGGCGAACTTAAAATACCACCCCCAACTATCCAGTTACTAGTGCCACTTCTGCGTTTAATAATCCACAACTCAGGTGCAACACCTAAGTTATGTGCCAAGGTTCTTGCAGTGGAATCACCCGTATAGCAAACCTCATCAAAGAAGCCCGGAGCACGCCTGAACATCCAAGAAGTTCTGGTTGTTGCCGTTGCATACCAGCCGCTCTGATACGCAAAGTTGAAATTGCTTGAAGCGCCTTCTGTTGCAGTTGAGTTTGTCACCAAATACGTGCCTTGCAACAGCCGTGAACTGTTGTACCAATCTTCGACCCCAGAGGCGTCTTTCATCAAAGCCATGTCAACGGGGAACCCCGCATTAAACTCGGGTGCGCTTGAAGAATTTCCAATTTCCGCTTGATAAACACTCGTCCCGGTCGTAGGAGTCCTCATCGGGCCACGGCGTATGGCGATGTAAATGAGTGTTTGACCCGCTAGTAACGAAGAATTTGTAGTAAATCCCGTTGCGTTTATGTTTATGTAATTAGAGTTTGTTACTTCAGCCGCAGTTGAATTTGGCAAAAGCACAGCTTGGTCTGCCCCAACGGGTAAACCACGCATATTGTCAACTATGTACCACGGGGACGTAGAAGTTGAGCTTTTAAACAAAACCCATTGAGGCTCATAACCAAGTGTTACTTGAGGATTGCCTGTATTAACAACAGACCCACACGAAATCACATTGTCCGTACCAGACAGGCCAAAGCCTCCTGCGTTGTGGGCGAATAGGTAGGCTACGTAGGTAGTACCGGGGCCGTTAACGTCACCATCATTGCGAACAGTAAATACCGTGCTTGTCGGCTCTGTGTCATCCCAAAAACCATTAGTTGTGCCACCAATACCTGTTGAATTAAGGTATATGTATTTTGTGGCTCCTAAAGAACGGTGATAGACAGCCCAAGACCTAGTGTCATTCGTTGCTTTTACGATGATGCAACCCGGCACAGAACCAAGATTATGAGCAATGGTCTGTGTTGATCCTGTCCCCGTATACGTCACCACATCAAAAAACTTCGGCTGCTTGCGGAATGTCCATGAGGCGAGGTTGTCACCAGAAGCGTTAAGCCACCCTAAAGATGTACCTACAGAAAATCCATTTGAGTTGAAAGCAGTTAGCGCATTGGTGACAACACCGAAAACGTTCTGTTCATTTGCCGAATTAGAAGATAAATAGTTGTTAACACCTCTGACAGTATCGAACAAGCCATGACTAACTGCCGCGCTTCTATCTTTAATCCAAACCAAACCACCCTCACCCGCCAGATCAATGTTGTTGGTGATGGTCTGTGTAGAGCCGTTGCCTGTGTACAGCCAATTTTGGAACACCTGCTCTATATATATTGGTTCAAACGGGACACCACCACCGAAAGCGTCATAGCTTGCTGCACCTGATGTTGCTTGTAATGGCATTAAAACCTCCATCCTTTGCTCAAATTCTCTTGAGCAGTTATAACTTGTAAATTCCAAGGAACGTGCATACCAGCCACGTCTTTGCCGTTGATCGGGACGATATGGTCAACATGGTGTTTTATACCAGTTTGGACATATCTTGCTTCCGACACATCGTACATTTCTTGGATCATTGCTTTATCCACTGCGGTCAACCAAGTTGGTGTAGCGGACTCTTGAGCAGCCCTACGTCTAGCTCTTGCTGCCACATACCGCTCCTTGTTGGCCTTGTAGTGTTCCTTGATGTATTCAGGGTTCCGCACACGCCAATCGGTACTAGCCTTAAGCGCATAGGCTTTAATCTTTTCAGGATTTTCCTGTGCCCATTTGGCTTGATCAGCTTTGACTTTTTCAGGGTTGTCTTTGCGGTACTGCTTGGCATACTCGCTTCGCTTTTCCCTGTTTTTTTCATCGTACTTCTTGTTGGTTGCTGCCACTTTGTCTGGATTCTTGGCACGCCACTCACGTAAGTACTCACGTGTTTTCTTGCGGCTTTCATCAAGGTTTGCAAGTCTGCGGTCATTCTGCGCTTTAACACGGCACTTACGGCAAGTACCGTAGTGCTTGTTGCGGCGCTTATCCAACTGGAACTCGTCCAGCGGTTTGTCCACGTTACATTTTTTGCAAATGCACATGATTAGGCTTTGAACTGTGTCACCGAGGCGAGAACAGTAAAGGTTGCACTTCCAGTTTTCAGAATCAGAAATCTGTACGAATCGATGCCACTTGCGTTGCCCGCTGTAGGCGCACCACCCAACCAGCGTGTCGTCACGCCAGAGGTTGTGCCATCCACTTGAACAGCAGAGTTGTAGTAAGCAGTAGCGCCTTGAGTGACCAAGAAAGCCACAGTGACCGACTGACCTGTGGACAGTGCAGTGTTCAGTGATGTACCACTTGAGGCGCGGAAGTTAACCGTCCAGTTGGCTGATGCGTCAGAGGTGTAGTACAGCACCGACTGAGTGGTGATGTCATAGTTGATCGTGCCTGTAGCTGCTGTGGCCGAGACAGTAGCAACTTCAGCGGCATCGTTAAGGACAATAGCCAACTTGGCGCTTGTGCCTGAGAAAGTCTGTGTGCCTGTGAAGGTATTGTCTGCTGATGTACTGAAACCAGCAGCAGGGGTTGTCGATTGCCATGTAGTGCCGTCAGAGGTCAGCACGTTGCCAGATGTACCTGGAGCAACTGCTTGCAAAGCAGAAGTACCGTTGCCCAGCAATACGTTGTTGGCTGTCAGGGATGTTGCACCTGTACCGCCATTAGCCACTGGAAGAGTGCCAGTAACACCTGTTGTCAGTGGCAAACCTGTGCCGTTTGTCAGGGTCACGGACTGTGGCGTACCAAGGATTGGAGTCACCAATGTAGGCGAGGTAGACAACACGTTGTTGCCAGAACCAGTGCTTGTGCCAACACCAGTTCCACCTTTTGTGACTTTCAGCAGTGGACCAGCGTCAAACAAACCATCAATAGAGTCCAGATCGTTGTTGATCTTGGTTCCCCACGTATCCGTAGAAGCTCCAACTTCAGGCTTTGTTAAGCCAAGATTGGTGGTGGTTGTATCAGCCATGAATTACCCCTTAATTGTTTACACAGACACTGTTGTCCAGATTTCAGACACATCAGGCTCTGTTTCCCATTTCTTTCTAGCATTGATCGCAACACTAGAAACATCAATGATGATGACTTCGCCTGGACGCTTACGGTTGTATTGAATGGTCAAGTTACTCACTCCAACCATGTCAACATTGCCAACAGCATCCAAACCGCCAGCAGCCGTCATTTCAGAATTACTTACGATTGATAACGATGTGTTCGATATCTTTACAGCATCTACGGAGACTGAGCTAGTTGAGAAGATCTCAAACTGAGCATCTTTAATCTTGTCTCCAGCAATGACAACAGTGGACTCGTCAACTATTGCAAGCGCACCTAAGTACGCCCCAAAGGAGTAACGACCTCCACCGTAATCACCACGCCCGTAAGCAGCCATATCAGCTCAGTGTGATAGACAGGCTGTTTGCCGGAATGCGGAAGATGTCACCATCGTTAATTGCTTTGGCAGTGGTCAAGGGCGCCCAAGCAATCATGTTGCCACTAGTAGAGGCATCAAAGATAGCAGCCCAGCCAATTGTTCCCCAGTTACCACCAGAAGCAGCACCAAATTCAATGGCCGCTGCATTGGTAAACGTGGTTGCTGTGCCACTACCGGAAATTGTTCCTGTGGCTACTCGTGTATAGCCACTGCCAGAAACTTCAGTACCACCGCCAGTATCACTTGGAGCAGCAGTAAACAGGCCAACAAACCAAGCTGTTGGACGAGTTGCTGACGAGCCTGTAAACAGCCAAGTCAGAGCCAAATTCTCTGTGTAATTTGTAAAAGATGACATTTATTACCCCAATGATCGGGCACGGACAATAGGAGTTGAAGAAACAGAAGCCCTTTGATCTGCTACTTCAATGTCGCCTAAGGAGTTGGTATATAACTGACCCCATGTAGCGACTCGTTCATCGTCTTTCAGATACGGCATAGCTTCTAACAAAGCTCCGTACAGGTACAAGTCTGGGGCGTAAAGCAAGAGCCAGTTGCTTGTGTTTGAATCACTCAGCGCAGGAATCTTAGCATAATATGTAAGTTCTGCGGAGTATGTTACGTCTGGGGAAGGGATGAACTCTAGCTGGCTACCAGTGATGGTGTAGTACAGCGGCTGACCAGGAGCCATGTAGCTCGTAGCCTTGAGTTCGTCACCTTGAGCCTCGGTTACAAACTTCAACCTGATAATCGGATCAGTGTTCAGTTGAAACTCTTTGGCCTGAACCCAATCAGCAGGGTATGCAAAGAAGGACGTTTCAATCTGTCCTTCTGCACGTTTGATCATTTGACGCACACGCAGTTTACGGTTGAACTTAGCCTCTGCAAGAGCAATAAAACTAGGAATGATCGCAGTTAGATCATCCCGGTTTAGGTAGTCTGCTATGGTTGTTTTCAACCCTGCGTATGTGTCAAGTGCCATTTTCTACATCCCTACACGCAATTGTGTGTTCATGCTTGAATTCAAACGAACCAATGTGGTGAACCTCTTTTGAGAGATCTTGGTCAATATATGTTTTTGTGCCGTTTTCAGCGGCTCTGCGACAAAACCAGACATCTTCGCCCATGTAGTCTTGTGCATTTGGAACCCAAGGGATAGCAAACCAAGGATATTCCATTGTCTTGTAGACCTCGGATTTGACGAGCATTACACCCATTCCGCAGTAATCTACATCAACTAGTCCAGTTGAATGGTCCTCAGTATATACCCTCTGAATTGTTTTGGCATCCTCATCAGTGCCATTTTTGCGTACAGCAATAGGTTCAGTCGGAAACCTACGCTTGGCATAGTTAGCACAGACAATTCCTGTGTCGTGCTTCAAAAGACGAATGATGGTGTCCTTGGGAAACCGCATATCACTGTCAAGCCACAGAGTATGGGTACAACCAGCCTCAATGGCTGATTTGGCTAGATCCTGACGTTGTGCTGACAACAAAGTGCCAGAACTGGTGTACAGAACTACCTTGTGATGGGATGTCCCCACCGTAAACCCAACTAGTCGGGCGAGATCATAAGAAAATCCAGAATTAACAAAGTCCCGTGTTGGGATCAAAATCCCAATGGTCTTACTATCCATCAAACTTCTCCAGGTCGTGTGCGAAATGCTCGGTTGTCAGGATCGTTGAGCCAACGCTTCATATAAGCTTGGTCATCAAGTTTTCCTTCTGCTTTCATTTTATAAAACAGCGCCATAGGAATGGATGCAACATGGTGCATATCGCCCTTCCAATTGGCCTTTTCATCAAATTGATTGAATTTCTGTTGGTTGTCAGCAACAACGCCTGATACATCAATGATTGTTTCAATCACTGCTTCATCCGTAGCATCATCGTAATGCCACATTTTTTTTGTTCCCATTAAGGGATCAAAGTCAAAAAGTTTAGATGTCATGGTCGTAAGAGGATAAAAAAAGGGAGAGGTTTTAGCCTCCCCCCTTTTTGATTAGGCCTGAATCGTGCTGTTCAGGTCATACACAGCGCCGTGGGCTTTTTCGTTCTTAACCTTCAAGCCCCACTCGACCAACAGCATACGCTTCTCAGCGTCACCTGTTTTGGCGAGTTCGACTGTCTGGAAAGGACGCAAGAAGCAGACGCTTGCGTATTCTGGATCAACCACGAACACATCACGCTCACGCTGGAAGCGGTTAGCAACAATGCTCACGTTACCGAAATCGGAAACGTAGATGTCGGCAGCGCCGATGATGGTCGATGGCTTAGGACCAGTGACGTTGAAACGCTGACCAGCAATGCCAGCCATCTTGGACAGGTTCTGCTTGTTGACAGGACCAGCCATAACGATGGATGGGTTACCGCCTTGTGTCCAGACCTTCTGGATAACGTCCTTCAGCAACACTTCGCTGAACGAACGCAGGTCACCAGCAGTGGCGTCTGTACGGTCATCAGTAGGAATGGTTGTGTAAGAAGGATCGCCACCGCCTGTACCTTCGTTTGTGTTGGTCTTCAAGAAGGCCAGCAAAGCGCCAGTGGTACGAGCAGAAGATGTGGAGCCAGCAGCAGCGGCTTGGTTAGCCAGCATTGTGGCTTCCATGTCACGCTTGATTTCAGCAGACTTCTTGGCCATCTGATAGCTCAGTTCGCTACGGCGACCAGCTTTGTCAACGGCTTCCAAAGTACCAGCGATGATCACATCCTTACGGCTGATCTGGGTGTAGTTGCCCAAACGAACTGTAGGAGTGGCTGCTGTGAAGGTAGTAACGTCATCACCTTCGATCTGGGCGTTAGTAGTAACGGCAGATGCGAGGTCATCAGTTTGCCACTCAAAGAAAGTATTGGACACGTTCTCACGGCCAATGTTGCTCATGAATGGGGTCTCTTCTGGCGAGATCTGATAGATCACGTTGGAGAGGTCTTCCCGAATGCCCTTGGCATCATATCGGGTGTAGGTATTGGTAATCGCTGCCATGATAAATCCTTAAATGAACTTTTCAAAAAGGGATGCGGCATCTCTGACGCTTCCGGTCTGTGCAAGACGCTTTTTTGCGTTATTGATATCACCAGACTTGGAACTCACGCTACCCACTGACCCTGGAGTTGCCATACGTGGTGCTTTTTTAATCTTCGCCTGGAGTTCTGGACGCTTACTCATCATCTGGTCATACTTCCACGCCTTATGGAGTGCAAGCAATGCCCGTGAATCAGTAAGACCGTTCAGTTCCTGCTCGGAAAAGCCCATGCTCTGACCGTATTCCAACAAAGCCTTACCTTCTGCTTTGGCCTTCTCTGGAGAACTCCACTCAGGAATTTTCTCTTTCAAAGCAACAACTTCTTTTGCCAAAACAGCTTGTATCTGCTTTTGTGTCTCAGCTTGTTGCAATTGTTGAACACGCATTTGCTCGGCTTGAACCGCATATTTTTGCTGCTGACGGCGCTGATGTGATGTCCATTGACGGGCATATTCAGTCGGGTCTTCAACTTCTAAGCGGTTCCAATCAGGCTCTGCTGGCTCAAACTCCTGCAATTTTTGCTGTAATTGTCCCAATATCTGAGCGTATTGTTCACGCTCTCCACGTACTTGCTGAAACTCAGACTCGACAAATTTGCGCTCTTCTGCAAGTTTCTGCGTTTTCCGTGTGTAGTCAGCTTCACGTTGATAGCCTCGGATAAGCTCTTCCTTCGGTACTTCGATTTCTTTGCCGTCAACTTTGACAACAAACTTCTCGACCGCTGGCGCTTGCTCTTCAGCCTCTTCGTCTTCGCTTTCTACTTCCTCCGAGGATTCCTCTGTTTCATCTTGCGGCTCCGCAGATTCCACCTCTTCAGACTCAGATTCGGATTGCTCCTCCTCCGGTTGCGCCTCTGCACCAGTGTCAACGCCCTCTTGGGTGTCTAGCATGGAAGCAAAGCTTTGCGCTGCTTGATTAACTGTAATCGAACCGACTGCTTGTGCGTTATCGGACATATTTACCTCTTAGTTGAAATCTGGATTTTTACGGGGACGGCCACGAGTTCGTGCTAACGCTACTTCTGCCATCTTCCCGGTATCCATAACAGAACGCAGTTTAGATCGCAGAATATCGACCGTGGTCAAAAGCAAATAAGCTTGCTCTCTAATCGGACCCTCCATTAACTTGGAGGCCCGAATTTCACGGTAACAATCATCCTCAATCTTCTTCAGCATTTCTACTAGAAGATCGTCCTCTAGTAGAAGTTTTGCTCTGTCACCTCTTGCGAGGTTAATTTCAAAATCATCCATGTCACATCATAGGTTGGGGCTGTTGAGGCACTTGACTCATTGCAGCTTGTTGACGGATTAACTCTCGGTCTTTATTCATTGCGGCATTTATCTCCGCACTTTGAATTTGTACACCGTATTTCAATTCTAGCTCATATCTACGCAAGATTCCATCTTGTTCAATACGGTCACGTTCACGGTCATCTGCCAACAATGCCTTTTCACGGTCCAATTGCAATTCAGCGGCTTTCTTTTCAATATCAGCCTGAATAGATTGGACTTGTACCTGCGCCAGCATTTCCTCTGGAGTTGGCTTAGGTGCTGGTGGTTCTGGCAATTGGAAATCAGCAGGTAACTGGTTAAAGTAATTCTGCGAATCTTTAATGCCAGCCAACTGAAGCATCTTGGTCAGAGTATTGGTGTACTGTTGTACAGAAACAACAGGGTTATTAGGCCCAGTTTCTTTAATCAGCATTTCCTGACGCATTGCCACTTGGTTCAAGATATTGATGCGGTCTTCAATAGTGCCGTCACCAACACCCACGTTAACAATGACATCCATATTGGCATCCCAAGAACGGGGGTCAATCGGCACAAAGGTGTTACGCAGACGGATCATTCGGGCACGGTCTTGGTTCTCAATGACCAGCTTCAGAATGCCTGTGAACAGCTTACGCATACCCGTTTCAGCAAAGATACGGGCAATCATCTCAATGTGCTGGTGAGCAGCGTTAACAGTGGCAGACACAGCAGCCTTGGTGGTGCTTTGCAGTGCATCAGCATCTAGGCCAGCAGCGGCTTTGGAGATGCCTGTACGGGTCTGCTTGATGTCATCCAAGTAGTCCAGCATGGGGAATGCTGCTTGACCAACAAAAGGAGTGACAAAAGGCTGGACCATTCCTGGCGCTCTCATACGGATAACTGCACCAACTTCAGTGTTCAGCACATCTTCCATGTTGGCCTGACCCTCGACAATGGCTGTACGGGGGTGGATAGCTTGGGCCAAGGAGTCCAAGATGCCACGTTGGACGTTGGACTTGATGCGCTGAATGTCCATGACCACATCAGCAGGGCACATACCAAAGAAGGTGTGTGGCTCTGGATCTGGGCAGAAGTCAGCAAATTGTCGTTCAGCAACGATCTCGTTACGGATAATCTTGTTGCTTGTACCAATAGTGCAGATACGGCGCAATTCTGCGATACCGTCATTGTCAAAGTCCACCTTGAGGTAGCCTTCAATGTACAGAACGCTCTTGCTGGAGGGATCGCCGTTGTTCGATGTGCTGATCACAGCAAACGGGTTACGAGCTTGATACTCTTGGTTGTTATCAAAGTCGTTGCCGTTCCCTGATGCTTCGACCATTTCGTCATAGTCATAGCCCATAGCGACCAATTCGCTGACGGTCTTCATGGTGCGGTGACCAACAAAGATCGCCTCATCAATGGACTTGGCACGGCGGTCAATCAGGAACTCTTCTGGTGGCAGAGCCTCAATCCTGACTTTGCCTGACTTGATGCGGCGTTTGATCTCAACGTCATACATCATTGGAGGAGGGGTCATAATGCCCTGAGCCTCGTTCATAGGCATAGCACCGGGGATTGGGTACTCACGGACAGCAGAGATCTCAACGTCTGGGTTCTCAACCAGCATCATCATGCTTTGCTCGTCCAGCATAGAGAACGACTCAGCACTGACCTCAACCGACTCATCCCACCAGTACTTCACAATACCGCACTTACGGACCAATGCGTCCTTGAAAGCAGAGTGCAGAATCTTAAAGCCGGGGTTGTCACGCTTGAAGATGAAGTCCACGTAATCAGTGGCTTGGTCTGCGTTTGCAATGTCTTCTGGGCCTTGAGGCATGAACTCAACCACACGCTCTGGACCAAAGAAAATACGCATCAGGCTTGGCAGAATGCCTTGTACGGTATCTCGTACATCCATTGAGACTACTTGTGAACGGCCATCCTCTTCGTCACCAAAGGGTGCGCCGTAGTAGTAGCCAGTAGCCAAGGCACGATTACCACCAATATCGTCATCAATAAAGGAGATGGCATCGTAGATTTCAGCAGAGATTACGCCTTGAAGCTCTTCCTCTGACATGACCTCATCGCCTTCCATTTGGCCTTGCAGAGTTTCGGCCATCAGCATTGGGTTTTCGTTCATATCAATTCCTTACCGTGAGCCGATATACGGCAAGAGGCCAGATTGGGTGTTTTGCAACAAAGAGGGGATACCGCCTACAGTGTTGTTTGCCATGTTGGCGTAGGGGTTCATTGGAGCCATAGCAGGGATGGCGACCCTGTTCTGTGGATCTTTTTCAGATTGGATGCTGTACTGGAAGGCAGAGCTTGCCATGTCGCCAGCAGTAGCACCGGGGGCTGTAACTTGGTTGTACAAGTTTATGGCTGGTTGGATCTGCTGACCCAAAGACTGAGTGGCAATATTCCCTGCCGCTTGGCCCATAGTCATAGGAGTTGCTTGAGGTGCAGGAGATGACATTGGCTGAGACATCGCCGCTTGTCCAGCATTCGCAACTGATTCATTATCAGCTTCAAATTGTTTTAACAACGCTGCAATTATTGCTTCCATGATTAATCTTCCTCATCTTCCATGTCGTATTCGGTTTTAGCCATCATCAGCATATTCTGCTGACCCTTGGTCATCTTTTGGGTAATGGGGCCACCAGTGAGCCAAGCCGAGCAGGTACGGTCACCAGCACACTTGAAGTCAAACAACTCGCAGTACCCAAGGTCTGCTGCATCTTGTACGTCAGCAGCGTAGCCATCTTCTTCATCGTCAATGCCTTTAACGATGCAGTCCAGCATTTCGGGGGTTTGGATGAAAGCAGCGCAGTTACCGCAACGCATCTCTTGGACATCTTCAATGGAGACTTTCCAGATGTCAGCCAAGTTCTGCCAGTATTCCTCGTTCTCGTCTTCAGGATTGGCAGGGCCGTAATCTACATTCTTGATAGCCCAATTACGAGCCTTCAAGTTGGCTTTGATGTCATAGGTCGCAATAGGGCATTTCATAGATCACCATTTCACTTTGTTGGCCCAGAAAGCTGCACTCATCTTGCCCTTGGCAATATTCTCTGCGTGTCGTGCTTTAAAGGCTTCGTTTCGCTTGGAGCCATCAGGGCTACCCGAAACACCTTGTTGTCCAAAGCGGATCAACTTAACTTGGTCACCAGACTTGGCTAGTACTGCGTGACTTTTCTTTGGGTGGCCTGGTGTCTTCTTTGGTTTGTTGTAGCCAGAGAACTCTTCCGAGCCACGCTTAATCATTTCTTTTTAGCAGTCTTGGCTGCTTGTTTGAAGTCTTTGGCGGTTGGAGCGCCTTTGCTCCCAACAGGACGCATCTTTTCTTTGGAGCCAGCTTTAATGCGCTCTTGCTTGGCATTAATGTTGGCATACAGACCTTGTTTCATTTCTTGCTCCTGTTGGTTGCAGTACGCTGACCACGCTTAGGCATCTTGGCTTCTGACATGGCAATGGCAACAGCCTGATCCCGAGATTTGACCTTTTGACCAGAAGAAGACTTGAGCTTGCCTTCTTTGTATTCACCCATGACCATGCCAATTTTCTTGGCGGCTTTGTCCATATTCATAGAAGTCTCCAGAAAGGTGCGGGAATATTACCATAAGGCAAAAAAAGAGCCACGTATTAAGTGGCTCAATGTTCTCAACCCTCGGGTCAAACCAACCCACGGATCAGCCTTTTGATCGGCTTACCCCATGAACTGCTCTTTCCCCAAGAGATGGTGGCAGCGTCTGAGGCAAATGTCAACACAAACGCATCAGCCATGTCAGGAGACTTCAGTCCTCGTCTGCGAATATCGTCCTTGGACTCGATTTTGATCTTGCCGTTAGAGGTAAATGTGTACCGGACTGTCGCCAGTTCAGCAATCAAATCCTCGTTATTCGGTATTTTGCAGTCCCTTTTCTCCAGCCAAGCCTTGGCTTTATGCCAAAGTTCAGCCCTCAAATTGAGATACGTCCCCCCCATAGCCGGACTCTCGGACACGTTGATTCCCCGAGCCGGAAGGTTTAGCTCCCTCAGTCGGTCAACCACACCAGCCCCCAAGCCGATACTGTCAACCAGGATCTCTGTTGGACGGGTCTTGTGGTCACAGGCTTCGTACTGAGCAACCACCGCACCCGTTAATTGCATCAGGTCCAAGTTCCTCCACCTCTCCAAAGTATGGACCACGTTAGACTGACGCTTACACAGAACTGACGAATCGGAACCAAAACGGGCAACGTCCAGCCCCCAAACGATGGGAGCGTCTTCATAGGCACGGGTATCTCTGTGTTTGGCAGTATCCAGTAGCTCCATAGGGATGATGGTGTCGTCATCGCTTCTTGGGAACTCACCTAGAACACGGATGCGGAAGGCGTTAGATTCCTCTCCGTAGCGAGATTTCATGTCATTGACGTACTCATCACTCACCCGAGTACTGTCAATACAAGAGACTCTACTGGTCCACCACTCGTCTTTTAGGCGATTGTGTGTGTCAAAAAAGAACCCAGAAGACCGGACGGGGTTACCCAGTAGGATGGTCAAAGCGTTATGGCCGGACATAGAACCAGCAGCGGCCTCAAACACCGCCTCAGGAACACCGGAAGCCTCGTCTGCCACCAACATCACGTTATCCGAGTGAACGCCTTGTAGGGCTTCTGGTTGTTCTGCTCTACTTGTTCTTGCCGAGATAAACGCTTCTGTCGCACTGGCCTTCAGTTCAATACGCTCTTGTTTGACATCAAGAAGATCCTGAATCGGTTGAGGGAGTTCTTTAACCCATCGCTTTAGTTCAGCAAACAAAGCATCGTAGAGTTGGGCAGAAGTGGGGGCAGTAACCACCACCTTAACGGGATATCTGGTTAACAAGAACCAAAGCATGGCCCAACTGGCGGTTGTAGATTTACCAACACCGTGACCAGAACGAATGGAGATTTTCCTTTCTCCGGTAGCCACAGCAGTTAGAAAATCCTGTTGCCATTCATCAGGCTCTACTCCCAGAACCTCTTTGACAAACTTAACAGGGTCATTTCTGTAAAGCTTAATAAAATCAATAAACGGATTATTCATTGCTTTCCAATGTAATGACTTCAGCCTTTAAGTGCTTCAACGCTTGGAGGTGTAAATCACCCAGATTCACATTAACCTGCGTCTTGGCCGTATCCCCATAATTCTCAGGGTCCAGCTTACCAGCCATCCATTTTCTCGTATCCACCTGTAATCTCGCCTTATTAACCCCCGAGTTACTTGTCTCATCCACTTGGTCAGCAATCTCCAAAGCCTCTTCAGCTAACTTCTCAGCCTTTAACTTCCTAGCCCCCAGTACAGCAGTCCTACGCTCTTCCGTTTGGTTGATCCAGAAACTGAGCATAGGCCGAGAACACTCAATGAACTCAGCCAACCTACCTATCGTCATACCCTGCGCTATGTGAGCAGCAACAAACTCTATCCCTCCCATACCCTCAATCTTCTTCTCTAGTGCCCTACGCATAGGAAATCCAGCCATATCTGCTCCTTGATTTAATGTCTACAAATTCTAATCCTAAAACCTGAAAAAATTTTTTGGAAGGGTAGGGACTGTTTGTTAGGCCTATAGGGGGGTCTATGGAATTCATGTGTGTTTAGCGCCCCTGTCACAGACGCCCCCTCTTTTCTAACAAGGGGGGGTAAACCCTACCCTTACGCACTAACCCTATCAGGGATAACCCTATGCTCGTTAACCCCTAGGTAGAAACCCTATGAGGGTAAACCCTGCTGGATGGATGCCCAGTACTGTGGATCTATACAGCTTGTCTCATGCACGCAAATGCTAATGATAGAGCGGTAGCATTAAAGTTGGTTATGGTTTGATCTTAGGGTCTATGAGGCTTGATCTATAGCTGCCCTTGTCTACCCTCTACCCTCTATGGTTTCCCTCTATAGCCCTTGTCTTATCCCTTACTACAGACTCTATCTAATCCCCTATAGATAGAGCATCACAATGCATGAGGCTGTTGGTTGTTCGCGGGTTGTACTGTGGCTACAAAATCAAATGAATTCTTTAGTCCCAAGGGTAAACCCTATTAGGGATTTGGAGCAGTCAATGGAATCAACGACTTACAGCAACTGGCACGAATCTTTCCTGCTATGTATGTGAAAGGGCAGACTTTTTTCCCCTTCATTTGTTCAACTATCAAGGAAATATCATGAACACACTGACACACGATCAAGCTTGGAAAGCAGCAAAGCGCATGCAAGAAACATATGGCAGCTTTGCATGTGCCATTGGATGCGCTTACATGCTGGCAGACACAAATAACCGCGAAACCCTGCTAGAGGCCTTTGCTGCCCTTTTTGGCCGTGTCCATGCCGATATGGTGGCTTACGATCAATTCACAAATCAAGGTGCTTAACATGTACAGACACAATCCCCCCACAATCACAATCGAATTCGAACATCAGGTTCGTAATGCCCATGTATGGGTAGAGGGATCAGCATGGCACGATTTCGAGGGCATCTACAAGGTTCAATTGAATGATGTTTCATTGGACGGCACTAGCGTCTTGGAGCTTCTGACAGAAGACGATTTGACAGATTTAACTGATGCCATTGAACCCGCTATACATGCTGATGCTGGGGAAAGAAAAGCCACAGGATCAGACACCCTGCCACACCCCTATTCAGTGAGATAACCAAATGAAAACCATTA